AAGCAATGGAAAAGGAGCAGATTATGAGAGCTGTCTATGATGCAATGGGAACAAACTTTGACCCTAATATGGGAAGAGCTGAACAATACTACAACGAAACATACGGAGGTGACAAATGACAATCTTAGCAGGAGTTATTATATGCCTACCAATATGGTTATGTGCAATGGAGTTAAATGAAATCAATAAAAATTTAAGGAGGTGACAAATGAAAACAATGTATACTAACAGGCAATTAGCTTTAAAACTAGCTGTTGATTATGCCTTAAAAAGTAAAGATTTAAGATTAAAAGTAAAAGATTTAGCCAATACATTTTATGAATGGTTAGAAAATCCTAAAGCGGAGGTGACAAATGTATAAAGCAACACTAGAGTTTAATCTTCCTGAAGATGGAGATGACTTCCGCTATGCTATTAATGGAGAAGAGTACTACATTGCTCTGCGTAATATCAGAGAGGATGTCCGACAAATCTGGAAGTATAGAGCATTACAGAATGATCAGTTTGATCTTGTAGATGAGATCTACCAGATGATTAACCAAAGAATTAACGAAGCAAGTAAAGCAAATGATTAAAGAAGGAGACCAGGTAGTATGTGTAAATGATGTCTTTGATCCCCGGTCAATGGAGATTATCCCTAATAGACCTATTAAGGATAATATCTACACCATTCGTGAAATGAGATACTATGACATGCATGATAAAATGGGTGTCACATTAATGGAGATTAGAAATTCTAAAAATGTTAGGGATCTATTTGGTAAAACGCAAGAGCCTAGTTTTAATATTACCAGGTTTGCTCCGTTAGACCAAGTCCTAGACAATATTAGTATAGAAGAATTAGAAGAAGCAGTAATATGAGTAAAGTAGAATTAGTTACCCGGAAGTCTATGCAGATCAGACCTTCGGGTAGGTCTACTGACTTCATTGCACCCAGTTTTGGGTATGGTTGTTTGTTTAACTGTTCTTACTGCGTTACTCCAGAAACATTAATAACTACTCCTCAAGGAGTAAAAATGGCTGGAGAAATTCAGGAAGGAGATCAAGTAATTTCTTTTTCCCTGGATACCGGGAAAGTTGAAATAGACTTAGTGACTGCAATTGGTCAACGGGATATTGATGAACTTTATGTAATTGAAGTAGATGGACAAAGTGTGACCGTAACTGCTGAGCATCCTTTTTATACAAAGAATAGAGGTTGGGTAGAAGCAAAAGATCTAACTGAAGATGATGAACTACTTTGTGATATTGGTGGTTTAACCCTATAATATTATTAGGGTCAAAGACATCAATATTAGCAAGTTTACAAAACCATCTTGGTATAATATGATGGTAGTCTATGTTATCAGTAGTATTAGTTAATGCACAGTGTGTAAAGTTTAAATTCTTTTTAAGCTTATACCAGTCACTAGATTGATATTCTATAGCATATGAGTTACCATCTAAGTAATTAGGATTCCCAATACCTTGGTATCTTTCTGATATTATTTTACCTTGATTCTTTTTACCTAATCCTTGTTTTGTACAACTAGAACAATAGCCTTGTCTTGCTTTAGAAGATGGTGATTGTTCACCACATCCTTTACAAATGACCCATTTAGTGCTTGCAGAAGGAAGTGTTTTATCAATGGTAAACAGGAGACCTTCAAACTTTTTCATAGTTCTGAAATCTCTTTTATAATATCTTCCAGCTTCTTGAAAAGTTCTAAATGTAGGTTTTGCCTGTTGGCTAAACAGTTCAGTATAATTTGTTTCACATGTAAAATTACAATAGGTTGTAGACTTTTTTGTAATTTTACCACAATATTTACAGCTCATGGAGTTAGAATTTAAGAAAATTAAGGCTATATCAAAGATAGCAAAGAAAAGTAAGGTTGTCAACTTTTCTGTACAAAAGAATGAGAATTATTTTGCAAATGGAATTTTAACTCATAACTGCTACATGAAAAGGCATAAGCCAGAGGGATTAATGGTAGCTAAGAATATAGAAGATATTCTAACTGCCATAGACCATCATTCTTGGTTTGCACAAGTAGAAAAGCCTAATCAAACCCATCCTTTCTTTATTACTTATGATCTAGGTTGTAATGAAGATTTAGCATTGCATGCTAAATATTATGACATGGAAAAGATTACTAAGTTTTTCAGAGACCATGAAAAGGCATACGGATCTTTTGCTACTAAGTATGTAAATCCTGATTTATTAAAGCTCTATCCTGCATCTAAAATGAGAATAAGATTTAGTCTTATGCCTCAGAAATATGCTGATATTCTAGAACCTAACACTAGTAAAATCATTGATAGAATAAAAGCTATTGGACCCTTTATGGAAAAAGGTTGGGTGGTACATATAAACTTTAGTCCTGTAATTGTAACAGAAGGATGGGAACAAGAATATGCAGCACTATTTCAGCTAGTAGATAAGTATGTTGGCCCTGTATATAAGCCTTTGGTAAAGTCTGAGGTAATATTTCTTACTCATAATGCTAACAAGCATGAGTATAATCTAAAAAACAATATACTTGGTGAAGATTTGCTATGGAATCCTGCAATTCAGGAGGATAAGATATCCGAGTACGGTGGTAAGAATATTCGATATAAGCACAACTTAAAAGACGACTACATCTACCAATTTAAAATGCTTCACGGCTTAATAATCCCTTGGAATGAAATCAGATACATCTTTTGAAATGACGGATAAAGACAAACTAAAAGTCATTAATCTACTCATGTTGCTACAGATATGTGTGTATGCTGCGGATGAAACTACTAGTATACCTTGGTTCAATAAGCAGAAAACTAAAAATGTTCTCAATACTTTTTTAGATATTATTATCAAGGAGCATGGTCATGTGATTAAAAGTTTTTGGGATATTCCTGAGATGGATATGGTGGAAATTACAAAAGTTCTTAGTAACTTTGGCGAAGCTGCCGGGTCATTAGAATATTATGACCTGGTAGAAGTAACCCAATTAATTAATAATTATAAAAACAAAAAATCATGATGCATTTTTTAGTTCACTTAGCCTTTATGGTAGCAGGTGCTGTATTTTCTGGAATGTTTGTAGACTACAAATGGAAATTAGCAAGTAAGAGATTACTTGAGAAGATTGCTTCACTTCAAGAAGGACTTACTTCTAAGCAAAGTGAAATCAATACTCTGAATGTTAATTTGATTTCTGCAAATTCTAAAATTAAGATGCTTGATACATCTTTATCTGAGAAAGAAAAAGAATTGCTTCAGATTTCAACCAAAGAAAAACTAGCTAAAGCAAATGAGAATACAGTAGTTAATTCTACAACTACTCCTGCAGCTGCTCCAAATGGTTTGAGAAAAAAACGTGGTCCATATAAAAAGAAGAAAAATTATGGCAAACCAGCTTCCAATAACAATTCAGGTAAAAAAGCAGAATGATACGTTAGTACTTGTAAATGAACTAAGTTCAGCAAAACTTGACCTCTTTATTAAATATCTTGACGAGGGTCAGGTAGTTTCTTTAACCTACGAGGTTATTACGGCAGACAAATCTTATGCACAGCTATCAAAATTGATGAAGTGCATAAGAGAAGTCGCCACATATACAGGTGACACATTTGAAAGTGTCAAGCATGAAGTAAAATTAAGATCAGGACTATGTATTGATGGTCAATGTAAGTCCTTTGCTGATTGCTCTAAAGATGAAATGAGTCTGGCAATTCAGGCTATAATAGAAATAGGTGATATTGTAGGATTCAACCTACATTAAACCATAAAGGATGACAATGTAGGCATTACCCTACATTGTCTTCTTTAGCAGGACCGTCAACTACTGTCTTGCTTTGAGTTGCAGGATCGTATTCAACCCATTGTAATTTATCTTGTGATCTTGCAGCTGTCTCTATAAGTGTAAGGAATGCTAAGATAGTTTGGCAATGATATGCAAAAGGTTCTTCAATCTTTCCTTCACCAATATTCTTCATTACTTCTGTAAAGTGTTCCTGATCTTTAAATGGAACGAACTCTAAAAGTAGTTGGTTAAAGCGCATTACGTATGCAACAGGAATGTCTACCATAATAGATGTTTCTTCCTTGTATACTTCAGCTCTAACTGGCTTCAAATCTTCTGCGGGAGTTGTTGTATTTTCTGACATGTTGATTTTATTTAATGCACAAATATAAATGAAAGATATAGACTTACAAGAAATAAAAGAGAAACTATTTCAAAAACTAAAATCAGCTGGTTGGGGACCAGCAACTGTAAATTTTGTGATGTCCTCAGACTTTGATTCAATATTGGAATTCCTTCATAATGAATCAGTTAATGGTAAAAAGTGGACACCGCAGATAAAGAATCTATTTAGAGCATTTGAAGAATGTCCCTATGAAAATACACGTGTTGTAATAGTTGGTCAGGATCCATATCCACAGGTAAATGTGGCTGATGGTATAGCCTTTAGTTGTAGCATGCAGGGTACAATAGAAAAGTCTCTAAAGTATATGTATGATTCAATAGAAAGAACTACTGGTCAGACTATAGACAAGTCTGCAGATCTAACTAAATGGGCTAATCAAGGTATACTAATGCTTAATAGTGCATTGACTACAACCATTGGTAAACCAGGTAGTCACCGGCTAGTTTGGAAACCATTTACTGCAGCTCTGATTGATCATCTTATATGGAATAAACAAGATATCATTTATGTTTTTCTTGGTAAGGTGGCACAAGAGTATGCAGATATGATACCTGATAACTGCTATAAGATATTTGCTACGCATCCTGCAAGTGCTGCCTATACTGGACAGGCTGAATGGGATTGCAATGATTTATGGAATAAAATAAACTATCAACTTGAAAAAAATGAAAAGCCAAAAATCATCTACTAAAAGGTATACACCGTTACCAGAAAAAATTTCAATCCGTGGTTTTCTAGATCCAAACAATGGGGAATACAACTTCATTGTTTTTAGTAACAAAAGATATGTAAAGGCTAAGGGATTGTATGATGCTCTTTCTATATTTGGAATCAATTATGACAAAGCAAAAAAGATTGTAGCAGAGATGTATCCAGAGTTAGATACTACCCATAAGTTCAGAACTTTAGAAAGTGATTATACACAACTTGCCCTAGACCAACGATTTACATATGATGATCAAACAGTTTTACGATATCCTTGACGAGTTAGATGTAACTCCAAATGCATTTCATATTCTATGGTGTATCGCTAATAAGCGTAGACCTAAATCTGTAAATGCGCATGCAGAATTAAGAAATCTAGTAGCTACTAAGTTGCTAGATGATAAGTATGCAATGACTGAGGAAGGTAAAATCGTTTTGAAAAAAGTTGAGACTTTATTCCAAGAAAAGATAGTAGAGGAAAAGCCTGTAATATCTGATGATTTTATAGGTCAGTACCTAGAGTTGTTCCCTAAAGGTAAATTACCCAGCGGTAAATCAGCTAGAGTAAATCGTAGAGATATTGAGAAGGCCTTCAAATGGTTTTTTCAAAACTATGAATACAGTTGGGAGACAATTCTAAAAGCTACAGCTTATTATGTAGATAGCTTTGAGAAACAGAAGTTTATGTACATGAGAAATTCACAATACTTTATTGGTAAAACTAACCCAGACAAGACAAAAGATTCAGATCTTGCTAGTTATTGTGAGATAATTTTAAATGGTGGTTACGAAGAAGAAACCACACTATCCGAAAAAGTAGTATGAATTATAGAAAGTTAGGTGCAGTAGTGATGATGTTATGCATCATGCTGCTGTTACATGTTATTGTTTGGAGGTTTAGTACTGATGTACTAGGTATTCAAATCAGCTTCTGGCAGATAATTTTTATCAATATTTTTTTGGAACTATTGAGTAAAGGTTATAGCTTTATATCCCGGAAAGTCCTAGAATCATTCTAAGTTACTAGTCCGGTAACAATCTCATTTTCAGTATAATGGTAGAAAAAAATCATGCTTGGAAAGGGCAGAAAGATGGTTTTGTCCAGGCACTAGAGTACATGAAAGGAAGGAAGGAAGGTAAGATACGTAGTATCAAAACTCCCTGGCCTAAATTTAATGATGCATCTACCGATGGTATAGAGTGGAATACTCTAACTGTTATTGCAGGTAGGTCTGGTGCTGGTAAGACCTTAGTAAAAGACAATATTGTAAACAGCGCATTTGTACTGAATAAAGGTGAGGAATTTAGGATATTAGAATTTCAGTTCGAGATGCTTTCCAGAGTAACAGCATTACGTGAATTCTCCAGTGTGGTCAACAGATCATACAAGGATTTGTGTAGTGCTAATGGTCAGCTAGATGATGAAACTCTTATAAAATGTTATGACTATGCAAAGATTAGGGTAAAGTATCCTATTGACGTAGTAGAAAATCCCATGACTGTTAAGGAGATTGAAGAGGTAATCGTTGATTACATGGAAAGTCACATTAATACGGAGGGAGAAGTTCCAAGATACGTCAATACGATTATTACTCTTGACCATTCGTACCTGCTTAAGGTAAACAATGGACAGAATAAGCAGGATATGCTTTATGAATTTGCAGAAACTCTTACAAAACTTAAGAGAAGATATCCTATTGCGTTTATTATTTTAAGTCAGCTTAATAGAAACATTGATAATCCAGAGAGAAATGAAGATGGTAGGGCTGGTAACTATATCTTATCTTCAGATCTTATGGGTGCCGATGCTTTGCTTCAGCATGCTGACGTTGTTGTTGGTCTAAACAGGCCAGGGTATTTCAAGATTCGGTACTACGGTCCTGAAAGATATATTATTGATGATGAAAGAGTTATGGTAATGCACTTCCTGAAATGTAGGAATGGTGATACCAGGATGAGTTTCTTCAGAGGTAATTTTGAAAGCATGAGTGTAGTAGAGATACCGACACCACCGAAACAAGAGAAACGTTTAAATACAAAATAATGATTAAGACTCAAGAAAAGAAGAACCTGCTTGATAAAAAAGCTAGGATGCAAAATCTTGTAGAGTATCATCAAAAAACATTTGAGGCACTCGGTATAGATGATCCGTTGTTTGTACCTACAATGGCATACAAGCCATATACAAAGACTGAATTGCATGTTAGTTTATTTCCAAGTCAGTTAAAGAAAGGACAGGATATTTACACTGAGTTTGTAAATAAAGAATTTGAACCTGAAACAGATGAAAGAACCCTGTATAAGTGGAAATACAACAAATACTGGGAAGAAGAATATGATTCTGTTGAGCTAGAAAATAGCAGTGACCGTAGATATCTTGTTCCAGTTAGTGAATTAGAGGCAGTTGCAGCTCTAACAAAAGTTGAAGATACTGATTCTCAGATAATTACGTTTGATACGTTTGATGAGATCATGGATCCAGATGAGGACTGTCCTCTAGATAGAATAACTCTTAGAGATTTAGCAGCAATCATGTTGCAGAAACCTGTAAGCAGAAAGAAGTGGCTAAATCAAATAATTAAAAGCTAATGGAAATTGTATTGCCAACAAAGAAACAGAAGCCTGATACATCAAGCCCAGAGAATCTTGTAATCTTTAGTAAGCCTAAGGTAGGTAAGACTACGTTATTTGCTGATCTACCTGATTGCTTGATTCTAGATTTAGAATCTGGTTCTAAGTATGTTGAGGCTTTAAAGATTGGTGCTGCCAATGTAGATGAAATTAAAGCAATTGGTAAAGCAATTAAGGATGCGGGTTATCCCTATAAGTATGTAGCTATAGATACAATTACTGCTTTAGAGGAAATTTGTATTCCATTTGCTGAAGAACTTTATTCTCAATCTCCAATGGGAAAGTCCTGGTTTACAGAGGGTAAAGCTAAGTATGGTAGCATACTTAACATGCCTAACGGTGCCGGTTATCCTTGGCTTCGTGAAGCATTCTCAACTATTATTGCTTATATTAAGAAATGGGCACCAAGAGTTATTCTTGCTGGTCACGTAAAGGATGTGCTGCTGGAAAAGAACGGGGCTGAATTCACATCAATGGATTTAGACCTGACAGGTAAACTTAAAAGAATTATCATGCAGCACTCGGATGCTATCGGATATTTGTACAGAAAAGGAGATACCAACATTCTTAGTTTCAAGACCAAGGATGATGTATCTTGTGGTGCAAGACCTACGCATCTAAAGAATAAAGAATTTGAAATTTCAAAAATTAATGAGGACGGCAGCGTAACAGTTGACTGGTCTAAAATCTTCATCGACTAAATTTAAAACCATGATTAGTACAAAGAACATTAAAGAAAACGGATCATCGTCATCTGTATCAAAGACATTATCTCCGGGTAATGCATCTGTAAAAATTTATAACATCCGACTTGAAGCAACACCTTATAATAAGGAAGCTTTCAATATCATTCTAGATGTTGAAGGTCCTGCATTAGGTGATGACTTTGAAGGATTTTATATTGATAAAGATAATCCAGGCTTGGGTCGTCATGATGGTCAGGTAGGCCGTGTAAAGCTTACCGAGTATCCATTTGCAGATGGTATAACTCCAAAGGGTAATGTCATTAAAAGAGATGAGGAGATCCTAAAGGCAATTAAGAATTTATGTAAGGAGACTGGGTCATCAGCATGGCTAGATTCTCAAGATGAAAAGCATGATACTGTAGATTCATTAATCAATCAGTTTAATTATGATAAGCCTTTTGCTAATAAGTTTTTGCGTGTATGTATTGCAGGCAAAGAGTATCAGAACAAGGCAGGTTATACTAATCATGATTTGTATTTTCCAAAGTGGTCTAAGGATGGTATAGCATATGAGGGTGCTCATATCGATGAAGTAAAAAGTAAAGTAGTAAAGTTTAATACTGAAGTTCACATCAAAAAAAGCAAGACTGTAGAGGTTAAAACTTTTGGAGAGGGTACAACTAAGAAGTCTCTGGCTGATGACTTTGAGTTGTAATAGTTAACTTATAAGATAACAAAGGGGGCAGAATCAACTGTCCCCTTTAATTTTTTTACAGCATGCTTAGTACAAGATCCATAGTATTATCAATAGATGAGGTTCCATCTACTTGGATATATGAATATTATTGTAAGCTAACCGAAAAGCTTACAGGTCAAAGTGTTAAGATGAAATCCTTATTCAATCATAAGGATACGAACCCTAGTTTCTTTATCTATTATAGGGACGGTAAGTATAAATGGAAAGATTTCTCTACCGGCTTCGGCGGAAGTGATGTAAATCTAGTATCTGAATTATATAAACTAGACTATTCAGATACCGTTCATATGATAATGAAAGACTACTCAGTCTTCCTAGAGAAAAATAAGAACGGGTATTTCCTCAGTCCTATAGTCGAGGAAAACAAATATGAATTGTCTACTATTGTAGAAAGACCGTGGAATAATCTAGATGCTAACTACTGGATGCAGTATAACATAGGTTCTGAAACATTAGAAAAGTTTAATGTAAGACCTATTGATTACTATGCCTTTACTTGCATTGACAAACCGGGCTTTGATGTAAGAGGTAATTATATTTATGGTTATTATAATTCAAGTAACCAGATATGTAAGATATACCGACCCAAAAGTTCAGATTATAAATTCATAAAAGTCAGAGACTATCTGCAAGGTACTGACCAGCTGCAGTTTACGAAACCGTATCTGATAATATGCAGCTCCCTTAAAGATGCAATGTGTATAGACTCTATGGGGTATCCTGTAGAAGTAGTTGCCCCGGATAGTGAGAATAGTATAATCCGCAAGGAGGTAATCAATCTATATAAAGTAAAGTATAAGTCTATCTGTACTCTATTTGATAATGATAAGGTTGGAATGGAGGCAATGGCAAAGTATAACGCATTGTATCAGATACCAGGCATACATCTTAAACTGGAAAAAGATTTGTCAGACTCTGTTAAAGTTCATGGTATTGATGCAGT